TTTTTAGCCATTCTTCATAACCAACTTGACTATCTTTTACAGCTTGTAGTTCTTTTTCAGCTTCTTCAAATGCTTTTTGTCTTTGTAATACAAGAACACCTGTTTGATTACCTAAATGTGTAACCATTCCACCATATCCATTGTATGTCATTGTAGCTTGTTTTATTTGTTCTTGTTCTGCTTCATATAATTTTATACTTGCTTCTTGTTTTTTTTGTTCTGCTTCTCTTAATTGTTCTGCAAATAATTTTTGTTGAATTTCTTCTTGCATTTGTGTAACAACATCATTTTTTAATTTTATTAAATCTTCTGTTGTTGTTTTTTCTAAATTTATATTTTTTAAATATGGTGCATATGATTTTTCTAAATCTTTAATAGCCATCTCTCTTGATGATGAAGCAGAATTAACATCTATTAAAACACCAAGTAAAGTTTCAAATTCTTGTTTTTCTTTTATTGCTTCTTCTGATGGGTCAAGTGTTATTATGTCTTTAAATTTATTTGCTAAATTTCCAAGTGCAGGTGCTAATCTTTCACCTATTCTTTCTTGTAAATCACCAACTGCATTAGCCATTTGGTCCATTGCACCTGTAAATGTTTGTGCTTCTTCTTCTGCTGTTCCTCTAAATTGTTCTCTTATAAAAACAATACCTTCACCTGCTTTTAATTGTTCTGCTGTTAATTCTTTAAATGCTGCTGGTAGTTTTTCACCAAGTTCACCTTGCATACCACTTAGTGTTTTGGTTGTATTCATAACAGCACTTTCAAGTGATATTCCCATAGCTGCTGCTAAATCAACAGATGCTGCAATTATTTCTTTTGTTTGTTCAGTAGATACACCTAAAGATTTAACATAGGCTTGTTGTCCAATAATGGCTTCATCACCAAATCTTGTTGTTTGTTGTAATGCTTGTGCTTGTTTTATTAATTCATTTGTAGAAGCACCTGCTGCAAATCTTAATTTTTTTTCTGCTAATTCTTGTTTTGCAAAGGCATCTGTTGAAGATTTAATACCATTAATTAAACCTGATGTTCCAAAATAAGCTGCTGCTGCAAGTCCTATTTGTTTAGCCATACCACCTAAAGCACCTGATACACCTTTAATCTGTTTCTCAGATTTTTTTGCTCCTCTTGTTTGAACATCTATTATATGCTTATTTGTTGCCATTAGAATCCTTTGCTTTTAAATGGTTTAATTCTTTTTCTATTAACATAAACTCATCAATTATATTTGCTGGTGTTTGTTGTAAAGAGGGATATGGAGGACAACTAAATGATTTACAATAGGTATATTCTTTGATTCTTTTCTGAACATCTTGATCCAATAAATCACTTGTATTGCAGAAAAAGAAATGCTCTGTATATAATGTTTCTCCTATTGAACTAATATTATTTTGCATTATCTCATCATAACAGGCTTCAAGTTCTGTATAAACATCTTCCATATTTGTAAACATCTTCTGTTTGCCTGTAACTGGACTTAATGCTTTATAAGGAAATTTAAAACCATTATCTCCATTGTTGTTTAATCCTCTATAAGAAATGTGAATATTTATTAAAAATATTATTTCTTCACTTTTTTTTTATTGACAAAATTAGAAACACTTATAGCAATAGAAAAGATTTCATCATTAGAATAATTATTAATTTCTTCATCTGACATATCTGTTGCTAATCTAACTATTTCAATAGCTGGACTAAACATACCATCTTTGTTGTTAAAAAACTTATATAAAAGATTATTTAATTCTATTCTTTCTGTTAGATTAAATTCCTTTATATCTAATTTGAAAGGTTTTACACCTTCACCTTTAATATCTATTTTCATTTACCCTTATCCTTTTATTTATATATGTATTTATATATAGTAGTTAGATAACTCTGAACTAACTGTTATTTAACTCTTACTTAACTGTTAAATTAAGCTGCTGTTCCTATTGTAACAACTGGATTTGAAGTTGCAGCAGAATCATAAGTGAATCTTAATGGTATTGTTTGTTTCCAACCATCATCATCAAAACTAATTCCTGCTTCATCAACAAATACTTTGCTTCCTGATATTTGAAATACTGTTGTATCTATATCAAGAGCCATACCTGCTGCATTATCAATAGCATCATCAACTTCACCATCTCTTTTACAAGTCAATGAACCTGTTACTTCATAGCCACCAACACTATAACCCATTGGTCTAAAATTATTACCTGAATCAAAACCAATTCTATTAACAGGTCTTGCTATATTTAAATCAAAACTATATAACAGTAGATCTTCACTATCAAGTGATGTTGTTTGTAAGTCATGCATATTAAACATAGTTGTTTGTGCTGTTAATAATGTATGTGTTCCACCACTAAATGTTAAAGCACCTTGTGTTGGAGCATAAGCAGTTTGAAAAGTTGCAGTTCCCATAACTACTCCACCATTTGAACCAATATCACCTGATAAAGTAAATCCTGTGCATAAACAAGATGTAAAATACATATCTACACCTTGTCCATCATGTCCTGCATTTTCAAACCATAATGTTACTGGTGTAGTATTTGATACTCCATGTCTATAATCAACCACAGAAGGCATTGATCCTAATAAAGCATTAGGTGTTGAGCCATCACCAAATAGTGCTAAACATACTCTATCTATTGCTTGAGCAGTTGCATGAAATGTAATAGAAATATCAAACATTCTATCATGTCTTTGCCATTTTACCATATCATCAGATTGTGTAAATGCTCCACTACCTGCTCTTGGAGGTGCTACACTTAATGAGTGTTTTTTAATTTCTGAAAATGAATAATCAGTTACAGGCATTTCTATTGTTACTCCATCAGCTAATGTTGCTGTTCCCATAGTAACCTCTGTTCCAATTACTACACTTGTATTTTGTTTTGTTTGAAATGTTGCACTTTTAGCCATTATTTCTTACCTCCTTTGGTATTTTTTATTTCTGTTAAATGTTTTTTTAAATCTTTTGGAATATCTTTATTCCATTCTATTTCTAAACCATCTTTCAACAATAAATGTGTTGAAGCAGACATTAAAGAATTAAAATTTTTTGTATCATCTAATGCCAAATAAGATGGCTTTGCTTTGTATTTCATATCTTATCCTAAGTTATTTAAATGTTCACAACTAAAATTCCAAGATATTGCATAATAATCTTCATATTCTTCTTCTACTTCTATTCCCATTTCATTACTACCACTTCTTAAATTATAAGCAGTAGTTGAATCTGCTAATGATAATGTTGGATTATCATGTATTAGTGCTTCCAAAATACTTATTTGGTTAAACACATAATCTTGAAATTGTGTATTATTTCTATCTACTAAATAATAAATTATATCTATGTTAAAAATCCTATGCTCAGAATACTTAGTAACATCACCTTGTTCTGATCCTCTTGGTATTAACCTAATAAATTGATTTGCTTTACTTGTTTCATCAAATCCACTTATTACTGGACATTTCATTTCTGCCCTAATTTTGCTTTTTAAAGCTACTAAAATATTCTTCCAAGTGTTTTTATAGGTAACAGCCATTATCTGCTTAATTCAATAGTAGCATTGCTTTTATTTGTCTGTTTCCTATGGCTACCATATACCTCAACTATCCAATAATCACTTGTATGTGCAGATGTTCCACTAAATCTACCATATAAACCATTATGTATATGTTGTAATCCACCTGTAATCTTTTCTGCACCTGATGTAGCACCTTCTAATTGGTCATTAGATAAATAACTAACAGTAAACTCAGCAGTTCCATAGTTTCCACCAGTAGATATACTTATTTTTAATCTATCATAATGTTCACCTCTGTATTCACCTGCAAGTTCTACTAAATCCATAGAACCATTAGAATCTACTCTATAAGCAATCTTACCATTCTTATCTTTTGCATCTACTTCATGTGATAGTTTATATATACCATCATTTAATTTATCTATAATACCTGTTCTTTCAGGATTAGTTACTAAAGAATAATAATAATCTGCTTCTTCTGATGCACCTTCTTTTGCTCTAATTAAATTAGCTGCTGCAATATAACATACTGATTTAATGATAATTGGATCATATTCAGATGTTGCAGAATTAATTGCTGTATCAATATCTATTTGTTTTTGTTTTTCTAAAGGTGTTGAATATCTCATATCAAGATAATTATGTAGTTCTAAAGAAGCATCTACTAATGCTTGTTCTAAAAATGTTGTAAAATCTATACCTGCTTCAAATACTTGTTCATTAATTGTAGTAGAAGAATAATTGCTATTATAATATTCTACTTGGTTTGTTGCACTTGCATAAAACCATTCACCATTACTATCTACATCACCTGATGTTGATTGTGCTGCTGCTAATTCTTCTCCATTTAGAAAAAGAGTATCTACATATCCTGAATCTCTAAACAAATGTAAATTCCCTGATGTTAAAGTAGGAAATATTTGAACTTTAGAATCAAAGTCATTTACTCTGTTAAAGTATTTGTTTAAATCAGATATACTTGCATATTTAAAGTTTGTAGCCATTAATATCTTGCTCCCCTTCTACCAGTTAAACCTCTTGATGATTTAATCTTTTTACCTGCTCTTTTTATTCTTGTAGATTTTGCTTTACCTATTTTTGCTCTTTTCATTTTATATGCCATAATTATCCTAACACTATTGTTTCAATTTCTGCATCTTTAATTGGATTTACACTTCTTGCCTTAATTTCTAATAAACAATTCTTTTGGTTTGCTGTATCACTATTAACACCACCTGAATGAGCAGAATGAGATTCAGCTTGTATTTTAAACTCTGCCTCAGGAAGTGCAGCAATAGTCCATTCACAAAATCCCTTTTCATAATCTATCTTACCTACAACCTTATCTAAATAAAGTAAATCACCATTACCATTATCAAATATAAATGCTTTTTCATTTAATTTACTTACACCTGATACTGGATCTGTTATTTCTGCTTGTGCTAATGTAGATTTAGGTCCATAAACAATATCATCTGTTGTTCCACCACCATGCTCAGAACCTTGTAATACTGGAACACTACTTGCTAATGCAGGAAAAGCACCTACTCCAAAAGGTGTAGTGCCTGATACATTACCAATACCAACTATTGTTGAAGAATTGTTAGACATTGATTGAACTCTAACATCACCATTGTGTAGGAATATTTTAACTTTTTTGCCATTTAATCCTGATGATGTAGTATAAAATTGTGTATCTAATACTGCTTGTATTTTAGGTAATACTGCATTAGAACTACCTGCAAATGTTGTATCAGAAGCATCTGTTGTAAATGCTATTGCAGTTTCAGATGATACAGAATCAAATCCACCATTATTAAACTCATCTACTACAATATGAAATGTATATGCAGTTGAAGCAGCAAGTCCTGTTTCTGTATTAGGTGTTATACCACTTAAACCCCAATCTAAGTAACCACCTTCTGTATAAAAAGGCCCTATTGCTACTGATCCTGGAACAAGTCCATCTACACTTCCATCTGCTGTTCTTCCATATCCAAAGAAAGCACCTCTTTGTTTAAATCTTCCTTTTTTATCTGACATACATTTACCATTGTCAAATGCTAAATATTCATTACCAAAGAAATAATTTAAAGCTGCATCATCAGCAACTGCTGCTGCATCAGAACCTAATAAACCTCTTTTTATAGTTAAAGTATTACTTGAAACAGATTCTACTTCTATAACCTCAGAGCCTATTAAAATCAAATCACCAGCTTTAAACCAATCACCATCATCAACACCCAAAGTTGTTTCTAAATTTGTTATACCACTACCATCATCAACTACCACTGCTGTTCCTGCACCATAATCAGTTCCACTTATTAATTTTACAGGTCTATATTCATTAGCACTATTAATACTCAAAGGTTCTATTGCTATTGTTCCTGTTGCATTTTTAGCAGCAGATTCATAAGCAGCACCTCCAGCATAAGAATAACTTAATAATCTTGAATTAGGCAAATACATAACATCACCTGCTGGTAATAATCCAGTCCAACTTCTAATAGCAGTTGCAGAACCAGGACCCATATCAACTGAATTAACAGCATCTCCTGTTGAAGCATCTAACCAATCTTGAACAACTAAAAATACTTCAGCACATATTTTACCAGTATTTTTAATTAATATTGCTTGTGCTGATGCAATTGTTCCTATTGCTTTTGTTGCTGATGAACTTATTAGTTGAACACCTGCATCTGAATTTGGTAATGATTGTTTTACAGTATATATTTCAGAATAATTTTTTGTTACACTACAATCATAAGTCTTTTCTGCTTGTATTGTTAAACTTGTTGTAAATTTTTTATTTGCCATCTTTCTCCTTAACCTGTAATATGATATTTAATTGTTGCATTAATTGAAAAATCTGAATTTACTGAATCAGATCTAAATGTAAATAAAACAATTTTACCAGCACTAACATCTGCTGATTGTATTGTCATTTGTTGATAATATGATTGTTCATAACCTGCATTTGTTATGTCTGAACCATCTGCCAAGACTACACCATTTGACAAATCACCACTTGCTGATGTATTGTTTCTATCTATATCATAACTCATTAAATGGCATCTTGTAGAATCTCCTGAAGAAGCATCTGCTCCTGACCACCAAACTACTCTGTCTATTGTTATATTATCCATAATAAACCATAAACAACAGGTTACATCATCTGCTGTTGTAGATATTGTAAGTGAAGTATCAGGATCAGTTCCTGTTCCCATACTAGCTAAAGCCTGATTTGAATAACCATTAAAAGGTATACAATAATGATTGTTAGCTAATGCTCCTGCAAAAACAGAATCACCACTACCTATACCAAAATGTGCATATTGTGTATTAACATGTTCACCATTTGCTTTAACATAATTGTTTGCAGTATCTACTAATAACTTACTTGTTCCACTTGCATTTTGAACATCTAATGCTGTTGTATTATCTGTTGCTGATTTAACTTGTAAAGACCTGTCAGAAACTTGTAATGCTGTGTTTGATCCATTACCTGTCTTAACTTGCTTTAAAGAAGTAGTAACACCATTGTTATCATTATCTACATAAGCAATGTCTTTGTATGTTTCTGATGGTGATTTTCCTGTTAAACTCATAAATTTTTACCTTTATTGATATTATAATATAACATATTAATTATTTTTTAAAACATTTAATTTAATTTTACAAACCTGATGAACTATCTAAAATAAATTCTGCTGTAAAAACTGTATCATTAGCATCATCAGATGGTTGAAATGATATACCTAATATTTCACCTGCATTAAAACTTGCACTTGCACCAAAAGAAAATTTGTATGGTGTGTCATCTGTTGTCATATCAACAGTTACAGTATTACTTGGTGTTTGATTAGGTATTTCTGTTCCTGTTGCTGACCTATGTAATCCAACTGTTGTTGAATCACAAGCAGCCTCACTTCTAAATATAACTTGATTTAAGTAACCATCATAATGTGGAACAAAAGCAAGAAGTTCATTCTGACCTGTTTGTGTTATTGTTCTTTCTAAGTCCCTTGCACTTAATGGTATCCAAACTCTTGTACCATCACTATAATTAAAATTAAATCCTCCATTTATTATAAATCTAAATGTTGTGCTTGAACCTCCTGCTGTTTGCCAAGAACAAGTGCCATCACCATCTTCTCTAAGAAATTTAGTTCCACCTGTTTCACCAGTAGATTTAATTTCTGTTCCTTCTATATCACCTGAAACAACTTCTTTGCCTTTATAATACACCTCATCTTCAGATAATTCTATATTAGTTGTTTTATCACCTATTTTTAAAGGCTTTAAATGATTATCCAAAGGACTATCATCAGCAAGGGACACTAAGTTTTTTAGTATCCCTTGAAAAACATTCTTTAATGCTTTTTTAATTGATGATATTGACATTACTTATACTTCTTTATTATTGGTTTTATTTTCTTCCACAATTCATCATCTTTCTTTGATTTAGTTGTTTTAACAATCAAATCTCCAATAAGAAGAAGAACTGCTACACCACCTTTTTTGGCAATCCATTTACCTAATAATACTTGTAGCATTAATTATCACTCCTTAAACCATTAAGTAGTCCTTTAATTGCAGCACCTAAAGTATTTTCTATTAAGTCTACAAAATAAGGCTCTATTGTTTGATTCCAAATGTTTTTAGTCCATTTCCATTTAGACATACCAAGTGTTACAGTAACACCTACCCAATATGAACCTGTTTCTACAAAAGAATACAAATCATCATTTGGTAGTTTTTTTAAGATCCATAATACTGCTGCTCCTGCTCCACCACCTGCTAATAAGTTTAAATTATTCATTAAAAATTCCATTAGTTTAACTCTCCTTTTTCTATAAGTTCTATGTTATTGATCCATGCTTCCACATATTTCAATCTTTCATCTAATTCTTTAAATTGTGTTTCTTTAAATACTGGAGGGTGTGAATCTGTCTTTAAATGTGCTACTATTATTTCAAGATTCTCTATATACTTACCTTGTTTGTTTATAGCCTTCCATAATATATCTATCTGTTTATCTAAAGTCATCTTCATGTAACCACCCTTTTTCTATTAAGATAATTGCTCCAAAGAAAAAAACACAAAATCCTAATCCAAATAAAATTACTTTAATCACTACAATTATCCCATTTCTTTAAATCTAACATTGGTAAAGGTTTCTCAATTACATAATCTTTTAAAGCATCATTCTGTATTGCAACCTTATTACCACCTTTAATATAAGGCTTTCCATCTGTGCAACCAACCTCATATACAAATAATATTGTCTTCCATAAACCACACCTAACTACTCTTGCAGGTCTTGATTCACCATTTATATTTATAATAATAACATCATCAGTATTTAAGTCATCACCTAAAAATACTTTAAGTCCACTTATTGCAGATTCTATAGTGCTTCTTGCTATTAAAAACACAAATCCAGTTATAATAAGCCAACTGTATTCTCCTAACAAGTTCTCTATAATCTTTGTGTCCATATACTCCTATCATACTATTACTTTAAATATTGTTGTTCCTTGATTAACTTTGCCTGAACTCTTTGCATTGTATGATTCTAAAGAACTGTCTATATCATACATATCATTATCATAGTTTTGCAAGTCAATTTTTATTCCATCTCTATTGCCATTCTCATAGAAGATATAACAATTCTGTGATGCTCTACCTGCTAAGTTTAATGCCTTCTCAGAATAATCATTTGCTCCTACCATACTACTGCTTCTACTAAAATTATCACCCACCCTTGCACTATGAACATGTCCAAATATGACATAATCTACATTTATCCCTCTAGACTTGTATCTTCCCATTATTTGAGTTATACTTGTGTCTAATCCTTTTTTAATAGAACCATTACCATGTAATAACAATAAATTTTGTCCTGCAACCTCAACTACCATCTCAGTTGGATCACCTTGTATAAAATTAACCTTACTATCTTTAAATATATATTCTAATGTTTTAAATATAGTAAAATCATAATTATCAGAAGCTAACATTTTACTCCAGCCCCATTCTTGCTTTACTCTTGATTCATTGCCTGTAACTGCTGCTACTGAAACATTAAAGTGCTTGTTTAACTCTAAAATAATCTGTTGAAATATATCTACTGCTAAAAAAGTAGCTTTTGCTCTGTTAGTAGCCATATTAAGTAGTTCATCTAACCTTCTATCACTATTTAACAAATCACCAGTCATTGCTACAAGTATATTGCTTATATTTTGTGATTTAAAGAAAGATATTGCCCTTTTAACAAAGCATTTACATCTTTTAGACATAATCTTAAAGTCATACTTATTATGCTCTAAATCAACCAATTCATTTGCATGTACATCACTAAACTGGATAACACCACAAGCCTTGCTTTTTTGTTTATGTGATTTAGTTAGTTTACTTAACTTATAATTGTCAAAAATCTCTTGTAGTTTGTAATTGTATTTAGATACTGCATTTTCTATTCTTGCATATTCTCTAAATGCTTTTCTTTCAATTCTATTTAGATCTTGTAGTGATTGTTTTTGTTTTGCTAATTTTACATTTGATGTAATTATGTCTACATCATCAGGTGATAGTGGATATACTGTCTTATGTTGGCATTTCTTACATTTATACCTTTGTTTTCCTCTGTGCCAACCCTCTTTTACCAATTGTAAACTGAAGCAATTAGGACAAACAAGTTCCATATATTTATTCCTTTATAAAATACCCTAAAACACTTGCAACTACAAATGTAATTGCAGTTCCTACTCCCATAATCCTTGATATAGCAGATTCATTCTTTGATACTCTGCCATTCAACTTTTCTAAATGTTTAAAATTTGCATCAACTTTTTCTTTAATGTATTTAAGATGAGTAAGAACCACCTCTGTGTCTTTTTTATTCATAAACCTCTTATAACCTCACTTAGTTCTTTTGCCCTTCTTGGTGTTTGTTTTGCCCATAAAGAATCTAACATTTCTACTGATGCTTCTTCATATTGTTCTGTTTCTAATAAATATATTGTCTTTTTAAATTTACTAAAGCCTGATATACCAAGCTGATAACACATATTAATAACTACTTCTTTAGCTTCTTGTGGTGTAGAATGATACCAATCAAATTTCTTACTTATCTTAGATTCTAATTGAGCAATCTTTCTAATCAATATCTTCTCTGCCATATCTTCATCTATTTCTAAGTCTTTAATAGCAAAGCCATATCCTATTGTATCATAACCTTGTGTGCATTGATATACTGTGGATCTAAATCCTTCATGCTCTTTGATTTTATCTAATAAACTCATTCTTCTGAAGAAGTCCAATCACTCTTAGCAAGTTCTTCTAATATCTCACTATGATTGTAAGTAGTTAGTCCATCAAAACAACTTGGAGTATCACCATCAAACTTTAATATAGCTTTACTACCATCTAATGTTTTTCTTAATGTATCCATAGATGATTGTATTGCATTTACTATCATTTCATCTGTTATATCAGATACATTTACTATAACCCATTTTCTATTAGAATAATCCATTATGGTGTATCTCCTTCTATATCATCAGCTGACATATTAGTCATCAAACCTGCATTGTCACCTACTTGCTTCACTTTTACATTGTCAATACTACCTGTAAAATTTAAACCAACTCCCATACTATAAAATATTAAATCACTACTTGTTGCTTTTATAAATGCTTTTTTAGAACCTGTACTTTCACCTGGTGCAGCAGCAACATAAGCATAATTTTGACTTCCTGCTATATCTAAAAATAATGCACCTGATGTATATGAGGTTAAATCAAAAGTAACTTGATATATTTTTCCTGTAACAGCACTAATATCTTGTGATAAGTTAGATGAACCTAATGAACTTGCAGTTGCAACACCACTACCAATAGACCAACCTGTTCCTTTTGTCCAATCTGAATCAGCAGCAAATGTACCATTAGTTACCATATCACTTCCTAATGTAGCATTTGTTTCATCACATATAGCTGCAAAGTTATCTAAAGTACCATCACCCATTCTATACCAAGCCTGTAAATTGCCTGATGCTACACCTTCTTTATGATTGTAAGGTTCTCTACCATTGTATATGGTTTTAACTTGATTAATGGTTAATACTGAGTTGTAATATGCTACTTCTGATATATTGCCTTTTGTTTCTCTACCTGATTCACTTGTTCCTATTTTAAAATTAATAGAAGCATCTCCTAAATCATCATTTGTAGCTGATGCATTTGTAGCAACAAGAACACCATTTAAATACAATTTTAAAGTATTTGCAGAGTTTGACCTTGTTCCAACAATGTGATACCATTTACCAAATTCCCAAGAACTTGTAGGACTTATTGCATTTTGTCTTCCTACATCACCATTAGTATCTAAATAAATTGTTTTATTGCTCTCTACCAAAGCAATACCCCAACCATCACCTGATGCTAAAGTATTACCTTTGGCTACTATGTCATGATAATCAGAACCACCTTTAGTAGAAACTTTACACCAAGCACTAACACTAAAGTCATTAGTTCCTACATCTAAACTTGAATCTGAACCACAATCTACATAATCATTAGAACCATCAAATGCTACTGAGAACTCATCTCTAAATACATCACCACCTTTTGTTGCTATACTCTTAGAAAACATTAATCTTTTACCACACCAATGCTAAGTTTTAAATCTGTTGTTGCAGCTGGTGTATAATTACCACCACTTCTATTTATAGCATGTACATATATTGATTTACTATCATTTGCTGCCTTTACAACTAAACCTATATTAGATTTAACTGCAACTTGACAGCCTACTAAATCTGTATAATTACTTACACTTACAAAACCTTGTATATTTCTTGCATTTGCATCTGAAATACTAATAGCTTCACCTTCATCACTTCCTAAAGCTGTATTTGCTGATGAAAAAATTAAATCAACAGCTGGTGCTTCATCATCTTCATCTAATAATATTGCTGATTGTATTATAGCTGCACCACCTTTTACTGCTACTGCATTAGGAATCTCTATTGATTGTGCAATAATTTCATTATCTGCAATAGCTTCTGCATCTGTTGTTAAAGTTACATCTATTAAATCAACTTCCATTTTGTTTAGCTTCTCAACTACTGCATATTTTCTTAATTGTGTTTCTGCCATTTTAATTCTCCTTTAAGGTTGGCTACCATGAACAAGGTTCATAATAATTTATTTGTCTTCTTTTTTATCTTTCTTTGATGCTTTCTTAGGCTCTTTTTTAGCTTCTTTTTTAGGCTTCTCTGCCTTGATTTCATTACCTTTAGCATCACATTCAGTAAATCTGTCTTTTAGTGAATTTATATCATGGTTAGCATGAACCTTGATAATTGTTCCATCTGCTTTTTTAAA